ATCAAAATCAAGAACAGAGAACAACCTAATCTTCATATCGTCTACTTTGTCAGAGGATCTTATTTCATCCTTCGGTGACAATTCAACAGTGAAAGGCTCGATTATTCCCTTACCCCACAGTTCCAAATTGCGCAAGACTTTTTCATGAAAGTCTTTCCGCAACCTATACGTCCCATCGGTATTTTGGAAAAACAAATCATATTTATTCTTACAACCTACAACGCGCATAGCAAAACCAACGGATGTGTTAAAATCAACCCTATCGATTCCCATTTCTGGACAACCAAACAAAGCTTCTTCTAACGTGGTTGGTCTAAGTTTAACCGTAGTGTTGACAAAGACTTCTAAATAATCGGTAATGGCCCTCATCCACTCAGAATCAAGCGAATGATCGGGTGAATCTATAGATCCAAACTGATGTATAAAAGCGGATTTGTATTCTCCTTCCACAACACCACTAATCCGAGTGGGAATGGAATAAGACTTCACTAATATGTCTTTAGCCATCACATCATTAAAGAATCGAGTCTTCTTGAATTTCGAATGGAAACTAGCTGAGCCTTTCCTCAAAGTACCTATAGCCAATAGATTGGCACTACAGACATTTCTAAGTTCAGCCTTAACACTCAAATCATCCATCGGACCATAACCCAACAGACTAAGAGAACACGCATCAACTGGACATGCAATGTCTTTGCACATCAACTCATAATCGCGCTGCAAAACTACAGCTGCTCCTACAAGACCAGTTTCAACAGTTCCTTTTCTATAAGCGACTAGACCTGCAATGAATGCATCAGACTTAGCCATCCCAACCACAGGAGTAGCACAGTCACCTTCTTTGCAATCAGGATCACCAGGCCATTCAACACCGGAAAAAGCAGCTCCGAAATTGTATAAACAAATCCAGGCATTACGCTTTCCAACAGCGTGAACACCAGTCGCCAAATTGTGAATGTCGCAAGTAACGTCATAATCAACGGGTAGAAACTTATGTAAAGGTGATGCATAAGGCATGAACCAATTAACTAGTCCGACTATTTCACAGTTTTTACTAGCATAACGCACATCCGACATCTCAAAGGAATGCTCAAGACCTCGACACATAATAGAAAATTTTCCAACCAAACGTGCCTGACGTAGGAAATGATAATTGATCATAACCAGCTCAGGTGAAACAACGAAAACTTTAATATGGAGGTCTTCAAAACCCTGAACGTAAAGCACTCCATCTACAATTTGTGACAGACACATTCTGACAAGATCAGCAGCACTAGTTCCAACAGTTTTCAATTCTATGACACTAATCGAGCCCTCTTTCTTATTCCAAGATCGGGCGACAGCAGGGTCATAATTGACTTCTCTCTTCACTATACTAACTCTCATAGAATCGGGATCAACATCTTTGGCAAATATAGGCTTACCCAACAGTTCAATCTCTTTACTGTCCTTGCCCCAAAAAATGGCGGCAAAAGCTATTACAGACAAACCAGCCAACAGGGATATGGCTTTCTTGTTCGCTATAGCAAACTCGGACAAGTGGCAATAAGCAATGTAGGCT